GTATCTGATACTTGCCACGCTCTTTCATGGACCGTGACGTAAAGATACCAAACACATTGTCTGCTGTGTTGATTTTAGATATACCACCCGAAATATGACTGTGATCAAATTCTTGTTCTTCCACAGCTGATCGATTCAACTGACTCGCAGTCACCATCAAGAATCCCAGTTCCTTGGCCAAGTTACGCAGTTCTTCACTCACATACTTGTCTTTAACAAACAAGTCATTGGGGCTGACCTTTGCGCTCACAGGCATCAGCAAGTCCAAGTAGTCAATCATCACAAAGTCCACACGCTTGCCTGTTTGTATTTGATACTCTTTCAAGTACGCACGTATGTCGTTGATGTTGCTCTGTGCCGGCAAACCTTTGACTTGATAGTTGCCGCTCTTCTTGGCCACCAGTTTGACTTTGAGTTCTGTGGTGTCAATGTCTTTGCGAATGTCCTTGGTGCTCATGTTGGTCAACATGGCATCTGTTCGCAAACTTGTGAGTTCTTCACTCAGTTCCAGTGTGATGTACACACCACTCAAGCCCTGTTGCAACCAGTTCAAGGCAATATTCATCATGACCAAGGATTTGCCCGAGCCTGATCCTCCAGCAAAGATGTTGAGTTCACCACGACTGAAACCACCATACAACAGTCTGTCCAGTTGCGGCCAACCTGTTGATACCTGTCCGCCTGAGTTGAAATACTTTTCAATACGTGCCTTGGGATCACTGAAGTAGTCTGTGCCCATGTCCTTGGTCAGCGATATTTGTACTGCGTCTTTGATCAGCTTCTCCACTGGCTCAAAGTCGCCCTTTTCCAGCATGTCTGCGGCTTTTAAAATTGCACGTTCTAGTTCTTGACGCTTGGTAAATTGTTCAAACTCGCCCATGAACCAATCAAAGTGGCCTTCGTTCAGATCTGGTACTGCCTGTAGTTTAATTCCTGTGGTGGCTGAGATCTGTGTACGGTCAGGCAAGGTCTTGTGTTTGTCACTATGTTCTTTTATGAATTCGGCTGCGGCTCGTAAACTCTTGTCAAAGTTCTGGGGGTTGTAGATATTCTGAACACGCACATAACTTTGTGCATCTTCCAACATCATTTCTAAAAATAATCGTTGAACTTCAAGTCCGTAGTCTTTTAACAAAATTCTTTTCCTTAAATTAAATCAAACAAAGCATACAAACTATATCTAGTTGTGCCGCTAGGAACATCATGCTTCATGCCATGAAGTGTTTTATTTTTGTTTTTCATAATGTATCCTGTATTTTTTACAAACGGGATTTCAGTATCTTCAAACCATGTTCCTAAATTTTCTGGGGCATTGTTTAGATAAATTTGCATAGCACCCTCTACACGTTCATTGTCTCTGTGTGGCCCTATTTTGTAACCAGCTGAATCCTTCCATACTGTGGCTGTTTTAAACTTGAGCCCGTACTTAGACAAATCTAACTCGTTGGTCATTGACCGTATCTCACTGATTAATCCGTCTGAATTCCACGGCAAGCATACTCTTGGTAGATTTTCTTGTTTTTCAACCAAGATCCATTCTGTTTCAAGTTCAACCCGTGCTAAAATATTGTCCAACGTGGCGCTATCAAACACATTGCGCACTGTCCATAAATCTGGTTTCACCAATACTGCATTGTCAATTGATTGCTGTAATATCTTATTTTTGAATTCGCTTGACAAGTTGCTTCCTCTTTAGTTCAATTTTAATTCTACTGGTCTCTCTTGATTGCATTATAGTTAGCAAGGCACCTAATGGGCCCATCTTAATCACTGCATCGTTGACATCTTTGCAGCCCGCAGGCCAGTCAGGTATGCTCACTGCCCAGCCCAGTTCCACAGCCCGGTCAATTAGTTCAACGCCGGCCTGATCCTGATCCGGCACCACTGTGATCTCTTTTCCTAAACTGCGTATCAATCTAGCCTGTGCATCTGACACAGTGTTATGCATCACAGCCACACCACCTATGCTGAGTGCATCAAATATGCCTTCTACAACTAGCACATGCTGCCAGTCTGACGATTGCAAGTCTACACCAAACACATATCCCGGTTGACTGTCGCTGATGAACTTGGGCTGCCGGTTGTCTAAAAATCTACAGGTATATCCTACAATTTTGTCATCGTGGGTGAAAGGTATCACCACATGAGGTCGAATCCAATGTACCCCGTCATTCTCTATTTGCACCATGACAGGAAAGTCTTTGGGCACATGTCTAGCACGTACATACTCCCAATATGGTCCATGCTCGGGCATCAACAATTCAGCATATGGCGGTAAGTCTCGTTCTTCAAATGTGATACCTGCCAGGGTATTCCATGTTTGTTGTCGATCTTGTATGATTCCATGTATGCTTCGATGCCGCAGACTTTCCAAGTTCAGCATCTCTATTTCTGCTTCTGGCACACCCATCCAAGTTAACAGTCGCCGTGCTTTGAACATTACACTGCGTCCCAAGATAAAACTTGCTGTGTAACCACAATTGAAACAGTGATAACTCCAACTTTGATCTGTGGCTTTGAGTCCGCCACGTCCTCTAATGTCCTTAGTGCTGCCATTGTGTTGACAACACACTGCGTCGAAACTCAACCAACCCGAAGGTGTTGTTTTCTTTTTTGCAGGCAGATAAGCAAGGATATCAAGCATCTGTTGATTGTAACAGATTTGTCACGCAAACGCAATGCTTAACGATAAAAGATATTGGTAACGTAGCCAGTTGTGATCAGCACTGTTACTGCTTGTGCTTCGGTGCCTCCAAAGTTTAGCGGCAAGTAACCGGATCCACCATTGGTCACAGTGATCGCACCTATGCCACTAGGACCTGTAAATGGTGCGGCAATGGCAGTGGCACCAGCACCATTGCCCAGCAATTGCACATATGGTGCAGCCATGTATCCTAGGCCTGCATTGGTAATTGACACGCCAGTAACAACACCATCAACCACAGTGGCAGTGGCCGACGCACCATAACCTTGGCTATTGTTCAGCCCCAGTCTCAGCAGTGGATGAAAACCAACCACATTGATATACTGAGTGCTGGTTTCATCATAGTACTCGCGACTTTCTGTTACATCCATCCAGACTGATTCATAATCTTGGGCTGCTTGTACTTTGACTGTGCCTGTGTAATGTACCAGATCATACTTGATGGTGGTCAGGCTTGATCCAGTGGTGTTGATTTCGCTGGAATAGTATTCGGTCAGGTAGTTGCGGGACTGTGGTTGTGGTTGCAGTGCCCAGTCTGGCCATGATTGTGGACCAGGCTGTGGCCAGGAATTCTTGCCGTATATGGTAGGAATTGTGACAGGTTGGCTGGCCATGAATTCGGGCAGTATTGAGTCCACAATGTTGCAGTCAGCTCTGGCACCTGAGTTGGCATCTGTAAATGCTGCCTGCACATAGTTGCCGGCTGTGCGTTGTATGCTGTAGCTGCCAGGCTGCGCAAGGATATTAATGGTATCAGCTGTGTCTAGCACAACTTTGACCCGGCCCAGAGCAGCACTAAGTATAGTCATGTCTTTTTCGATCAACAATCTGTCGCCTGCTTGGTTCAGCAGTCTAAATTTAAATGTGCTGCCGGTGATATTCACAGGTTTTTCATCTTGGTTGATGAACTCAAACAACAGCACGTTGTCCACGCCTTTGTTCACGGTTAAAGTTTTTGCATACACTGGGTCATACCTCGCAGTAAAGTATCCACCACTGGTGTCAATCAATAATACCCGAATGATTTGTTGATATAAGTAAATGGTGGTTGAATACATAGGATCCTCAAAACGTATTTATGGGCAATAACATCTTTGAAAAACTGGCGGAAAAATATCCCTTTATAACTCTGTGCGTGTATGCCAGTCAGGAGTATGTGGGTGTGGTGCAAAACCGGGACGATGCTGTTACAACCATCTACGACTTTGGTGCTGTGCTTGCCCAACAAGACAAACTGGAATTTTTAGAACTGGCCAACACATGGTGGTGGGAGAGCAATCGCAGCATACCCATCAACATATTCTTGCGTGGGGACTGGGACCAATTCAAATTTACACTACGCACATTTTCAAACAAAGATCTTGAAATCCTGCACGGTCCTGTTTGCAGTCTAATAGACATTGCTCGCAAAAAGAGCAAGCGCAAATCAATCACACTTGTGCGTCGGCTTGATTGAGCACGTTCATATGCAAGGCCACCAAGGCTGCATAGCTCACAGCATGTGACTTCTTGAACGTGTAACCACGCGATTCATCCCCATCCCAAACTTCAGCAAACACTTGATCCCAGGACTTTCTTTGTAGGTGTGCCTTGCCCGGTCTAATAATTGAAATAAAAGCAGCCATCCTGGGTATGGAGTCAG